TGGCTTCAGGACTCGTCATGGTTATGAGGTTGTAAATGTAGTGATCAGGGGTAGGCAACAGCGGTGTCATGCGTACTTCTTACCAGTTCTGGGTCTACGGCGGTTAGATGACGGTGTTTCGAGCTTACCAGTGTTTTTACCAGTGTGAGAAGCATCTTTACCATCACCATTTCCATAAGTACCTAGTTTACGGTTAAGTTTGTTAGCAGCAGTCCGAATCTTCAGACCTTTATTCGTTTTGTTGTATGCTCGCTGTTGTTTCCGGCGTTTAGCCGCAGCTGTTGGGTTTGATTTGTAGTAATCAGACGTGCTTTGAGCCATACAATCTCCGCTGTACCATTTCAGGGTCAATTTTGGGCATAACTGTCGCCAGCTTATCTAACGGGTTGCCCTCATATGCAACACCGCTGATGTCATTCTTGGCTAGCCAGTCACAAGCTGCTTTGAGATCTTGTGTCGTGGCTTCACCAGATTTAATTCTCTGTAGGAACTCGGTTGTGACGAGGTTGTGAAGCTCGTTAAACTGATCCTCAGTTGCTTTTTTCTTCATTTGTCAAAGACACAATTGGTACAATGTCGTGACACAGCACCTCTACACGACTGCCGGGTCTAAACGTAAACCCAGCCTTCATGATTTCTGTACACTTCAAAGCTCTAACTAATTCATAATCAAGTCGGAGTTTTTGTTCGTGCCGTTTAGCAATCTGTTTGCATTGCTCAATCATCCCACCGTCAAGCGGTACTGAGAAGTTAAGCTGCATACCATAGTTATTGTTACGGGTGTAGCCTTGTGGCAACGTATCATTACCCATGTAAAAAGGAGAAACCGTCATAGTTGCTCCATTACATGAATTACCCCCAGTAAACTGCTGTCTACTAGGGGCACCGTTATTCTGGAATTGAACAGCTTGGTTTGTTACATTGCCTGTAGCTGCTGCTATGGGGTTTGCTGTATTGTTAACTTGCGGTTCATCGGCTTTAACCGGTGTTATTGCGAGAAAACAGAAAGCGAGGTAGTAGTAGAGGTAGTGTCGATAGTTCTTGTGGTGTCGATTGTTTCCACGATACCGGCTGCTCGTTCCACTACTTCTAGTTGAAACTGTTCCCCAGCGTTGGTTACCGAATAAGTTGTTGCTGAATCGAGGATGTCTCCACTTGGAGTTACGTTTGTTCCAGACCATGACTTATATGCACCACCGTAAACTTCAGTAGCGATAGTTTCGGTGATGGTTTGTGTGGTGGTTGTAGTTGACTGCATACTACCTTGTGTAAACTGAGGAGTTACAGTCTGTGCGGTTGCTACTGCGGGTGAGAACAGCATTACCAGTAAAAGAAGTTTCTTCATTTAGGAGGTTCCGTAGATTTCTTAGTGTCCATCCGGCTAATACCGTATGAAGCTAGAGTACCACTAAGCAGACTAGCTACAAATGTAGGATCCATCTTTTGCAACATTCCCATGTAAGAAGCTGTTAAGACACCAGCACTCCATATGAGTACAAGTGCTTTAACAATTTCACTAAAGAACTCATTCAGAAAGCTCTTGGTTTTGTGCATTTTTCTTAGTTAGCAGTTTCTTAATAATAGGTTTAAGGAGGCTAACTGTCCTTTTAAAGACTGCAGTAGCTGTAAGGGTGGCTGCAACTGAGACAGTAGCTGTCGTTGTAGCCGTAGCTAAGATTTCGTTACTTGGTAAAGGTACGGTAAGATCAGTACCAGGAATGTCAACGTAACGAACTTGTGGTACTTCAGGAACCTTAGGAATCGGGGGAGTTACCGGCTTAGGTGCAGGTTTCTCCTCCTTTTTCTTGTCGGATTCCGTTGTACCTTGAACACCAGGAGGTGCACGAAGGTCACTAGGAGGCACTACAAGCGGCTTGTAGGAGGGTAAAGTAGCTCGTGGTACCTCCAGTACCGGACGGGGTAGTAAAGGTGGCTCAGGGAGCCGTATAACCGGCAGTACCGGCGGCTCTCCTAAGTCCATTAGCCTCCAAACAAACCACGTTCAATAAAATCAACGGCTTGGTCGTCAACAGTGTTATCCGATTGCTCAGCCAGTTTGCGGAGCATATCAACAATAAGGCGCTTTACTTTGTCGCTGTTAAGAAACGACATAAGAACGGGACGGATAAGTGCAATCATTTTTAAGATGGGGGTGTAGGCCAGGTAATTTCATACGGGAAGCCAGTTTGACTGGGGACATCCCGCAGTGCTTGGCGGTAATCAGTCCAGGCAGCAGCATTTGTGGAATCAGAAAGTTGAGTCCAATCAGTGTCAGCCAGCAGTTTGTTACGTTGTCCACGTACATTACCGCTTGCTTCGTTAACTGGTAGCTCAGTAACGGTCCACTGTTGCTGCCATACATCATCGACTAATGCTGCCGTTGTACCTCTAACTTTGTGAGTGGTAGAATCTGCATTAGGTGGTTCTGTTTCTTGAACCTCAACAACATCATAACTTGTCAAATCAATGTCAGCCATTGATTCTGGGAATGATGTTTGAGGAAAATCTTTGCGAAGGTCAGCTGAGCCATAAGGAAACTTGCTTACCTGACCATTAAAAAGTTTAGCGTACATAGTCATGTTTTATGTGTTAAATCAGGTTAGATCAAACGCCCAAACAGCATCCTGCTCGGTTCCTACTGTAAACATTTTGGTACCATCAGGCTTAAAAAATATATTTCGGGGACTTCCATCATATAGTACTAGACTAAATTCGTCTACAGAGCTTGCCGTGGAAATATCCCAAGCAGAAGACAAGCTGTACGAAGTTACACGATCAACATTGTAATCACAAACGTACATTGTGCTACCGTCATCCTTGAAAAATAATCCAGTTGGCCCGTTATTTGTTGCAAAACTTTGATCGTAACTTGCCGTGGAAATATCCCATGCCGTTGAAAGACTGTATTCATATACCCTATTGGTACCAATGCCAGTTACATACATTTTCGTGCCATCGTCCTTAAAAAATACAGCTGATGGAACTGTGTCTTGAGCACTGACTGAAAAGTTTTGGACATAGCTAGCAGTTGATACATCCCATGCTGTTGACAGGCTGTACTCGTTTACGTCGTCTCCAATGTTACCAAGTATATACATTTTTGTGCCGTCAGGTTTGAAAAACAAACTATATGGCGCTACATCTTGTGCGCTAACTGAAAAGTTTTGTACGTAACTAGCTGTTGATATTTGCCACGCCGTTGAAAGGCTGAATTCGTTTACGTCGTCTCCATTGTTACCAAGTATATACATTTTTGTGCCATCAGGCTTGAAAAATATCCCCGTAGGAGAATTTTCCCGTGTTACAACAGAGTAATAATCAGTGCTTGGATATGTAAAAGATGCTGTTGAAATGTCCCAGGCAGTTGATAGACTATATTGGTACACTGCATCAATAGAACTATCAACCACATAAAACGCACTTCCGTCAGATTTAAATTGCAAGCTTTCTACATTCGGAGCTTGGGTACGTATGGAAAAATTAGTGCTGTAACTGGCTGTAGAAATATCCCAGGCGGTAGAAAGGGAGTATTCATTTACATCGTCGCCGCCTGAGCCTGCTACATACATTTTTGTGCCTGAGTCACCAAAAACCACTCCTTTTGGAGTAGTCTCTTGGGTGGCGACAGAAAAAGATTGCGAAAATGATGCAGTAGTTAAGTCCCATGCGGTAGACAATGTGTATTGCTGCACGGCGTCGGAAGAATAACCAATGACATACATTTCCGTTCCGTCGTCCTTGAAGAACAACCCCTGGGGGTTTGATTCTTGAGTTGTTACGGAAAATCCCACGGTACTGTAACTTGCTGTGGAGACATCCCAAGCAGTAGACAAATCGTATTGAAATACGGTATCTGCTCCTCTACCAACAACGTACATTTTTGTACCGTCAGGTTTAAAAAACAAACCATAAGGCAATGTTTCCTGATTACCTACATCAAAAAATTTTGAACTATATGATGCAGTAGAAACATCCCAAGCAGTACTTAATGAGTACTGATATACGGAATCATTGGAGGAACCCAGTATGTACATTACTGTTCCATCTGGCTTAAAAAATACTGCAAAAGGAAATGAATCTTCATTGGTAACATTAAACCAATTCTGTGGCGTAGCAGTAAACTCAGCAAATCCTATGTCCCAAGCATTAGATGATGGGGGACCAGTATCAGTAGCAGCTCTAAGAAAATGATTTCTCATGCAACATCTCCCACATGTGCACCATAAAGTGTTGAGCCGACTTTCCACAACTCAATTACACTGTAACCACTAGTTGCAAGCGTTGGAGCAGAACCACCAACCCAAGTCATTGTCGGCCAAGTAAGCGTGTAAGCAGTACCATCAGCAACCATTACTAGCATTGACTCACCGGCTGCAAAGTTGGTAGCGGTTGCAGTTCGGTTAGCACCAAGAGTCCAAGTTTGAATTGGACCATCAGCAGGATCTAGATCAACACTAGCACCATCGGTAATAGCAAAGACAGTTTCTGTAAGATCACCTAAAGTTTTGTTGGTAAGAGTTTGAGTATCAGTTGTACCAACAATCGCTCCAGTGGGAGCAGTAGCCACAGCAGCAGTACCAAGACCAAGAGTAGTCCGAGCAGTAGCAGCGTCTGCGTCATCAACCAAAGTTGCACCAAAGGCGCTTACACCAGAAGCAGCGAAGAAATCGCTAGATGCAGAAGTAGCGGCAGTGCCAAGACCAAGAGTAGTTCTAGCGGTAGCAGCATCAGCATCATCAACCAAAGTTGCGCCAAAAGCGCTTACATCAGAAGCAGCAAAGAAATCAGTAGACGCAGAAGTAGCGGCAGTACCCAAACCAAGAGTAGTACGTTGAGCAGCAGCATCAGCATCATCAAGCAGTGCACGACCAGCAGCTGTACAGTCAATTTCTTCTACATCACCAGCACCAACAGTGCTGCGACCAAGGATTTTATTAGTAGCACTAACGTCTTGAAGCTTGGCATAGGTTACTACACCTGCGTCAATAGTCCAGGTAGAACCACTACCAGATACAGTAATGTCACCGTAGTCAGCATCCGATACACCGCTACCAGCACTACCATTTGAAGCAGCAGTCAAACGACCTTGAGCATCAACAGTAATGTTGGCATTAACGTAAGAACCTGCGGTAACAGTAGTGTTAGCCAGTTCATCAGCGCCTACTACATCGTTATCAATGGACCAAGTAGCACCTGATGCAGATACAACAATATCGCCTTTGTCACCATCAGTCAGCGAACCAGCCGCTATCGTATCTTTATCAAGTTTACCCGTAAATGGGTTAAATTTATACGACATAATTTACCTCAAACTTTAGTGACAGAGGACAGTTTGTTACTAGCATCATAAGCAAGAGTCAACACAGCAACAGTAGTACCGCTTGCTCCTCCTTCTTTGTATGTAATTGTTTCTACTTCACCCGCACCGTTACCAGAAGCAACGTAGGTGAGGGCGACGTAATCATGAGACGGGATATAAAGACCCGCAATGTCTTGTACAAGCATTGTTTTTAAATAAAAAAAGGGGTTTTAAACGGTGGTTACTGGGCGATTTCTGTGACGGTGATACTGGCTTCACACGTTCCTCCAAGTGCAGCAGTAGTACCATCAGCAGTATTGATCCAAATAGTACCGCTATACCCACCATACCTTACAGTAAAAGTGGTAGGAGAAGTTGAACCAGCATCCATGTAATGAGAAAACGTGATATTCTGTCGGAAATTAACGGCACTTACTAAACAGCCGCCTGTGCTAATAGCATTGCTGCCACTATCTTGGAACAAACCTGCTACTGGATAAGAACCACCACTTGCAGAAACATAAGGCAACTGTACTTGAATAAGCAGTTTACTTGTAGCAAGTTTAGGAGTAATGTTTACAGACATCAACTCTTTAGTTTGACCTTCAGTCAAACCTGTTGTTTGAGTAGCGGATACACTATAAGTAGCGGTATCTGCTGAATCTGCTGCAGTAAACTCCGTTCTTTGTACCTGCAACACTACCCCAGGATTTGTCGTCTTAGCACGGGTTACAGCACCATCTTCAATTTTAGCTGTGATAACTGCATCGTTGTCAATTTTAGCTGTGGTAACTGCATCGTCGTCAATTTTAGCTGTGGTAACTGCCTCATCGTTAATCTTAGCTGTGGTAACTGCCTCATTGTCAATTTTAGCTGTGGTAACTGCAATGTCTGCAATTTTAGCTGTGGTAACTGCAAGATTTTTAATAGAATCAGTGACAACAGGTCTAAAGATGTCGTTAAACTCGTCGCTACTAGAATAAAGAGCGTCCGTACCAACCGAATTAGTTTCAAGTTTAGCCTTTGTTACCGCATCATCAGCAAGTTTAAGTGTGGAAACTGCCCCATCAGCAAGTTGCAAGCTAGTAATAGACCCAGGTGCAATGTCACCAGCAGTTAGGTTCCTAGCAATAGCATCCGTTTCTTGAGCAACATACAAAGTTTGAAGGAAGTTATCATTCAAATCTTGTGCTCGAATAGACGAACCTGCAAAGAACGTAGTAGGTGGAGCAGCTTGATCAGTTACCCTGTAAATTCTAACAGCGGCACCGTTAGGCGGTGCCGTGTTGAATTGAATAGTTGTAGCGTTAGCAAGAGAATATGCAGATGTGTCGGATCCATCAAGGCTTACCCTGATGTCCGTTTCTTCAAGATATGGAAAGGTAAAGGAGAAAGTTTTAAGTAAACCATCCCCAGTGTATGTATTTTCAGTAGTTGCCATTACGCTATATTAGTGTGTGGGAATGGGTGGATTAACGGTTTTTCATTTCACGGATAGTACGCAGCTCTTGAGCAGACTTATCAGTCCACTCAGCAATGTTTTGAGCTTCACGAACATCACCGCTTTGCATTGCAGCATCAACAGCACTTTGACCTTCAACACCCCGCCAAATGTCAGGGTATTCAGAAATGAGACGGAGTTCAGCATTACGCTTAGCTTCACTTACAATCTTGTCAAGATACTGATAAACAGGTAGTTCAGATTCTTTAAGTTTAACTTCTTCGTAACTAGCGCCAGAACGGCGGAACTTACGAAGTTCTTCTAGTTGTGCGTTAAAAGCTTTGTTATCTTTGATAGCGTCAACTTTCTTCCACAACTGCTCTTGACCCATGTATTCACTAATAAGATCTTGCTCTTCGTTAGTGTACTCACGGCTACCTTGAGAGGTATAACGGATACGGTTAATACCGTCATAACCAGTGCTCAGCAACCAATCACGCCACGGTTCTGCCTCATCACTGACCTTAAGACCAGTAAGAGCATTCAGTGCCCGATGTGCAACATTATCAACCTGTTTAAGGGGTTTACCCGTCCACAAATCACGTTGCTCAGGAAGCGTACCAGATGCAAACGGCAAGCGATTCTTGACGTATCCCATCATGTCTTTGTAGATAGCCTTCTGACTAGAAGTGATAGCATCACTAATAATACCAAGGTTACCAGACTGAGGAATAGCCATACGAATCATGTTGGCTTTCATACGGTCCCAAGCCGACTCATCGCCGTTAAGTATCGCAAGAAGCGGCTCAACACCGTGCAATGGGGTTTGGTTAAAATAAGTGGCAGAGATACTCCAACCAAGCTTATCAATGGTATCCTCATAAACAGAAGAACCGATGTCGTTGTAGTAATAAGCAGCATCACCCACAAGACTTAAGACGTGCTCAAGCACAGGAATACCGTCATAACTTACCCACTTATTGCCAATTTTGACGGTCTTTTCTTGCCAACCATAATTGTCCCTAAGCTTTTTACGCTCAGCAGGGTTGGTAGGACCGTTACCACGGATGTTACCAGCAAGAGCATATTGAGAAACACTAATACCGAGCAGCTGTCCAAAGGCAAGTCTACCCATGTACTCATGCTTAAGACGCTCATACATAGCCATAGCGTTGGGAGTAGCATCGAAGTTCTTGATACCGTGCTCAGCCATGGCTTCTTTGATCTTCTCAATGTCATTACCTGCCAGCAAAACCTTACCGTACTTATTTTTAAACGGAGGAATCATACCCAGCGGGGTATAAGACAAAGCATATTTAAGATCATTTACGCTGGTTTTGGGGAACATGAACCAACTCTTAAACGCAGGAACAGCAGTAACTGCTTTATCCAGGTAGTTAGAGATAGGATCATCCAAGTTTAAAGAGATTTCACCGGAAGCATTTTTAGCTGCTTCATCAGTCAACACACCGTTTTGGTCAAAGATACTGCTGTAATGAGCATCTTCAGCTTCTTGTAGAAGTTCAGGAGTAACTTTGCCGTGCTTAGTAAAGACATCATCATACGCACGGGTACGTGAAATAACAGTAGCTTGAATAGCATCAGTATAAGCGTCAACGCCGCCCATACCAGTCATACCCACACGGTACCAGCTCATACGTGCAATATCACGGTTAGCCTTTGCCCATTGATACTGACGAAGTTTACCAAATTGACCAGTCTTTTCCCACTCTTCTGCAACAGCATCTAGAGCCTCCCAATCACGACTTTGCTGGAAAGCATAGTCCTTACGGGTGGTCTGCATCATAAAGTCATAGTCATTATGAGTTTTGACCATTCGTGTAGCAGCTGCCCTTAGAGCACGTGCTTGAGTTTGGAAGTCAGCAGCGTGATAATAAAAAGCTCGTTTAAGTGGTTCAATGTCTTGCTCAATAAGTGCTCCAATACCGTGACCCATAATAGAAGTAACCGGTTGGAGTATCATAGAAGCAACGTTACCTTTAACAGCGTTAAAAGTAGACTTAATCGACAAAACGTTGTTCATTATCACACCCCAAGCACCTTTAGCAAAGTGATTCATTTGCCTACGGTCACCAGGGCTGATAATCATACCCATAGGGCTGACTTGTTCCGATGCCCAGTTAAACAGTTTTTCAATAGTATCAACGTCACCATCAGTCTCACTAAACATATTGTAAAATGTTTTAGCAAGATCAGGATTAGTCTTCTTAACTTCCTCAAGATTCTGCCTAAACCGTTTGATACTAGCGTGGCGAGAGTTCAACGCTTGAGTAAACTCATCGTTAATCAACTCAGCAAGTTCACCAGGATTAGACGATTTACGCATACGTTGAATCCAATCTTGGTTCTTAAGCTGCCAACCTGCAATAAACTTGTTGAGACCAACTTCGTTCATCAAGTATTCCAGTTTATCAGCAATGATCTCTTGAACCCGATCATCATCAATCATATCCTCAAATCGGACACCAGCTTCAGCAGCAGATGCAATCTCACGACCAAGGGTATCCATAACCCGAGCACTAGTCTCAGTCACTTCACGACCAAGATACAAGTCAGTCAAATCAGCCAAAGCAGTTTGAGCTTGTTCCTGCTGCACAGGGTTGAGGTAAGTAATCCTAAGGTCTTCAGCAAGGGGAAGAACAGCACGGTTTTCAGCAAACAGCTTAGCCACGTCTTCTTTAGAACCTGCACGGATAATATCTCCGTAGATGTCCCAAGCAGCGTTCTTCATGTCTTGCCGTGTAAGACGGATATTACCGACGATGGCATCAAAGTCACCAGCATCTCTTGCAGCTTCAGCCAGACCAGCCACAGCATTGCGTGATTTACCTAAAACTAGACCACGCTTAAGGAAAGGGTTAGACAGCATAGGAGCTGGGTCACCAGTAGAAATACCACGCTTAATAGCAGTGGTGTCTGCCATGTTCTTGGCAATAGCTTCAGGTGAAATAGTTTGACGTGCAAGCTGGTTAGGGGTAGCAAGACCAGGAGTAATCTCAGGAACAAAAGTACCAAAGATTTCAGGATCAGCCTCTAGCTTTAGAATAGCATCTTCATCAAGTTGAGCTTGACGAATTTCGTTGTTTTGAAGAACTGCTTTTTCTACACGACCACGGGTAGTCAGCTCAGAAGAACCAGTTTCTTCCAGTTGTGCACGAAGTCGCTTAGCTTCTTCCTCCAACACAGCAGCATTAGCACGGTTAGGTTTAGTAGCAAGAGCTTGCTCAATCTCTACCAACCGACTAAGGGTCTCAGGATCACTGCGGTCTACAATACCTTGCTTGTAAGCTTTAGCAACATCATCCTTAGGCTGGAACCACTTCATCTTACCAGGAACGGTAGAAAGCACACCCAGAACGTCAGCTGCAATACTGGTTACACCAGCTTCATAGATGTTACGCCACTTGGTAATCTCAGTAGATTCACCCGGTTTAGCAACCCACGAATCAGGAATAGGGAGCCACGGAGCAGCCTTTGCAAGGCGGCTAATACCAGGCTCCTCAAGACCCTCATCACTTAGACCGATGATAGCAGCTTCAGACACGGCAGAACCGGCGGTAACTGCCGCACCACGGGCGAGACCAGTCATACCCAAAGCCTTAGTACCAAGACCCAACAGGCGACCAGCACCGAAACCAGGGAGGGCAACAGACAAGAACTTACGGACTTGCTGACGACCAACAGTATCTTCTTTAGTCAGCTGATCAAACTGCTTATTAAGGATCTCAGCATTCAGACCAAGGCGATTACCAACCGTAGTAAAAGCGTCCACAAAGAAGTCTCCCATTGACTTAGCAGGAAGACTCATGTTTTTAGCTACTTCGGTTACACCAAAGGTAACGTCTTCAACTACAGACTTACCAGGTTGTCCTGATCCATACCCTGCAGGTACACCAGAAGTATAAAGCGGTCTAAACTCAGACTTGATAAATGGTCTATCGTTAAGGTAACCTAAATGCTCCTTTTTAACAGTTAGACCGTTAGCCAAAGTAACAGTCTCATTAGGCGGTTGCTGCTGTTCTTCAGGGACAACTACAGGAGCTGCTGATCCAGCATCAGGGTCGTCCGCCATAAGGTTACCCTGTTCATATTGTTGTGGATCAATCATTTAAATGTCTCAAAAAGTGGTTCAAGTACTTTCATGTCATCTTCTGTCACACGGCGGCGTAGTCCTCCAAGGTGTAAATGACGTTCATGGTTAGGATCGTTATCTCCTGGACCAATAACTTCATTAAATAGGTTCAACTGACGTATAGCAGATTTAACACGAGCAAGATTTTGTAAATCAATTTTCTCACCTTTATCTGTTTTCAGATAAGTATCAGCTGCTTCTGCATGAGGATGGTAACCACCAGCTTTATGCCCACTAGTCATTTTACCTTGTTCAGTAATAACTAAGCCTAGTTTTTGGAAAAAACTCCAAGCATTCTCATATTCTTTAGGATGCTTGTCATATTCCAAATGACCAAAAGTAGGGTGGCGCTCTAAACCATCACCACCAATTTTATTACGAACATAAGCAGCTACAGCGGGACTACCATAACGTCCAACGTCTATAACTCCCCCATCAGTAGCAACAGCAGCATTACGAAGTTCAACATCAGTACGTGCCTTCTGGATAAGTTTTTGGATACCTGAATCAGTAGTTTGACTCCGAAGAGTTGTTTTTAGACCAGGCTTAAGCGTGTAGGTTTTACCCAACAGCTCTTGCATGGCAGGCAAAGCAAGCTGATTATTTACAAAGTCCTCAATATTTTTATAGTTTTGAGGGTTTTGATAATAAAGATACTCAAGAAAAGGAGGGATGCGAGGATTAGCTGCATCATTTTCAATGTCTTGAGCCAGATCTTGTGCCTGTTTATTGGTAATGTACTGCTCAGTTTTAATAGTCTGAGGCATCTTTTGATACCGAAGCGATGCTGCCGCTTCGTTCTCATGAATACCTACTGATGTAGCAGACCCAGACAGCATACCCCGAGGGGTTTCTTTAGTTTTAGGGGTAAATGCAGGAAGATAAACACCAAAGGGTTCATCCTTTTTCAAATCAGTTACTTCAAACCGTGCAAATTTACCTTCACCATTTTGGATTTTTGTTTTAACCCGTGAAATAGCACCCTCTTGATCAACCTTAAAATTAGGGTTATCTTCGTTGTTTCTAATCTGTGCAGCAATATCTTCGTTATACAGCTGCATTGCATGAGACAATGCTAGTTGCTGACCGTTTTTATTGATTGGAAGTTTAGTGCCAGCCAACGCAGAAGACAACGCAGCATTAAGATCAGCCGAAACATTTTGGGTTGCGACATTAAGACCTTGACGGGCTTTGTCCTGGCGTAAACCTTCCTCAAAATAATCCGACTTTAGCTTTGGAGATGAGTTAGAATTCATGATCATCTGAGCACTCAGCTGACCAGTGTTCCTAGCTTCTTCAAAAACTTGACCCCAATATTGGTCGTTAGTTTCTTGGTTGTTACTGATAATCACACGGTTAAGTGCAGAAAAATCAGAATTAGGGTATGCAAGTTGTAACTCATTTCTAAGTTCAATTAGCTGTTGAGGACTGCCACCACTTTCTTGCCAATTCTTAAGTGCCTGAATACCAATGTCTTTGCCTTCTTGTGCTTTTTCAGCACGTTGACGGTTCAACAAAGTATAACGTTGAGTATCAATTTTGTTAAGCTCTTGCTCTAAAATTTGAACACGCTTACTGTAAAACTGAGCGAGAGGACGTTTTTTAGGATCAGCAGTTGCAGGCGGTTTAAGCATCTCCTTAATTTGATCCCTAGTAATTAAATTATTGTAATAAAGGTTAGGGATAAACGATCCGAAAGTATCATTAAGAACATCTGTAGAGGACTTTCTATTTCCGTCTTTATCGAGAAGACCGATGTTTTTAGAAATGTACCGATTTAGATCTCTGTTAACAGAAAACTCCTCTCCAGCGTTTTTCCTGATTATTTCTGCCTTATTAAAGTTATCACGCTGACGTACAGCAAGGTCGTCTTTAGAATCAGCAGCATCCATTATCTCATACAGAGGGATCATGGTAGCGTTGTTTGGATTAAAATCCTGACCAATGCCTACATTGTCAGCAAGAAAAATTTTGTTAAAAGCTGATGTTACAATACCGTGTCTTACAGGATCATCACCAACTTCATTAGGCGTAAACTTGTTACCGTTTTGATCAACAAAAGAAATGTCAGTTCTTGTAAAAAAACTATTTTTAGCAGAACGGTATTCATAACCTTTCTGTTGAAGATAGTACTCAATAGCACCTATCTGCTCATAACTACCTAAAGTTTTAATGTAGTTAACAGCTTCTTGGGGACCATTTTGTCTGGCAATATTATTAGCATATTCACTAAGAGCAGTATCAGCTTGTTGCAGTTCTGCTTTTTTAGCGTTGTATTCAGCCTGGCTCTCTGCAGAAACACCGTAGTTATTGGCTTTGCCAAAGCTACGCATCTTGTTTTTACCTTCAACGATTTTATTATCAATGTAGGCTTTACCAAGGGTAGTGGCAATTTCCATTGCCTTCTCAGAAAACTGACCAAAGGTTTTGTAAATCTCTTGTGTCCGTCTGACATTAGCCTCCATTTCTGCTTCTTTAGCACGAAGCATACGGCTGTAGTTTCTGTCAGACATTTCCATGTTTTCCCGTAGGAACGGAGTTATGTCGGGAGCCTTAATAGGATCAAACCCTTGGGCTTGCGCGGCTCCACGAAACAACTGCTCTTCTTGAAATTCTGCCATTGTTTTTTAACCTTTTGGTTTTGTGATACCTAAGAAAGAGCCACCGCCGGGAGTTACACCCCAACCAGTTTGGAATGCACCCATAGCGGCTGTACCAATTTGAAGTGCACTTCCCAGAGCACCTTGACCAAACTGTTGATTCATCGGCGTCGCAAACTGCATTTGAGGGATAACAGCAAGCTGTGAAACTGCAAGTTTGTTTGCGCCAACAACTTGTTGCTCAATTTTAGACATGTTGCGTTCAGATTGACCTGTTTCACTAATTAGTTGCTCTACCAGCTGTCTGCTAGAGCGACCGTAAGCACCCATTACACCAACAGCAGCTCCCCGTGCAGCACTTTTACCGTACACTTCACGTGCAGTAGAACTGCCCATAGCTTCAGCCATCCGCTTAACCATGTCAGACTGTTTAAACGCAGCTTGATCATAAATTTCGTTTAGCCGATACTGTTCAGCTGTATAAGATGCTTGAGCAGCTAAAAAGTTGTTTTCAATCTGAGTTTTTACATAATCAATTTTAGCAGTATAAGCTGCTGCAATTTGCTTGTTTTGCTGTTGAACCTGGAATTGGTTCAACGTGTTTTGGTAGGACTGGTTATAAGCTTGTTGTGTTGCTGCTTGGTCCTGTTGGAACATGTTAGCAATGCTAAGCGCCATCTGACCGCCAGCAAGAGCAAGACCAACAGGGTTAGCAAGCATACCAGCTGAAGCCGCACCGCCGGCGCCGCCTAATGCGCCTGATCCACTTAATGCTTTACCGACACCTGAAAATTTTCCAATAGTATCTACACCGAAGCCGCCACTAAACATAATCGTACAATCTCAATAGAGTAAACATTGTCAGGTCCATCCGGGAAGACCCGTAGTACCCTAAAACCTAAAAACCTAACTAATTTAATTAGTTGAGTGTTTTCAATATCAATAGTCGTCCAAAGATAAGGACGATTTATATGTTCCATTAACGCCAACCCAAACCTAACCCATGTTCTAGATTTCTCTTTAACTACATTAGTCATTTGAACCCATAACATGTTATTCTCACTGACTCCATATGCACCGAAAAGACTCCCATCAGGTCCGTAGATTAGATAGGAGTCATCTTCGTGTATGTACATAGCTAATGAAAGAACAGGGTGTTGCCCTACTCTTTCAAAGTCCTGCAAACCTCTCGGCAGCATTTGACTGGTTAGTTCGTGTATATCGTTAATAGTAGCTGGTCTAAAGGTAAAACCACGGGTGGATGCAGTCATTAGGATCGTCTATAGAAACCAGTGTTGTATTTACCTTCCCAATTCAAACTCAACAAACTAACGGGGAACGGAGTATCACCAATAATTTTAAAGGTGAGGTTCTCGTTACGTTGATAAATTGGAACGGTGTGAACAGCATCAGCAGACATGTTAACGCTGTTAAGATCATAACTATTAGGAGCAGTAGCTTCAACGGTTTGATTCCATTCAGGTCTACCAGTAATAGTTACTTCGTATTTAACAGGACCGCTAAGACCTGTCGATACTTTCATTCGATGAATAATAAGATCAGAAGTAAAGTCAGATACAGCCGATTGACCATCAGCTTGAATCACAAATAGTTTCGGCAGTTCAACGGTCATTGTGTAGATGTAACCGATGATTAGATTACGTCCACGGTAATCTCCGTTAATATCGACGTAATAGGCACCTACAGTCCCCTGTACGGTGGGGTAAAGTACTGCCCCTACCGATTCACTAGAAGCAGCCGCAGAACCTCCTATGTAGCCTCCTAGAGCCAACACAGAGAATGTCCTATCACTAACGTGATAATACGGCAGGTAGACACGGGTAACATCCGATCCATCTGCATTAGGATCGTGAACTCTGTAAGGGTTGATGTTCCAATTATCAAGACAAATGTCTGTACGTTCACCAGTAGTAAGAGTTAAGAACCCTTGCTCATTAGCTTGAGTCAGATCATAAGATTGAACAACAACAGTAGAACCGTTTTTAACAACGGCGTAATAAGTACTAGAATCAAAGAATTGATCAAGTAATGTACCAGACAACTCCCACTTATACCAAGAAGAGGCTCTTTGCTGATTTTGTTCTAAGAACCTGTATTGATAGACTGTGTTGCCACCAATAGTACCTAGTGAGACAAGTGAAAGGGCAGGTGAAGCGATCATCGAATCAATATCCGATGGAATCAATTCAGGTACAATCTTTGTCAACTCTGCCATCTTTGGCGGGCGATCATCACTAATCTCCTGTAGCTCGTACATGTGAGTGAACAGTGGTGTCTTAGAAACAAACGCTAAGCTAGTACCAAGGTTAACAGCTTCAATAAAAGAATCACACTCATAACTTGACAACTCGTTAAT